CTTTGTGTTGCTGCTATAGTATAAATTCCGGCAGCCCTGCCCATATTCATTAAACGTCTTAATAAATCCTCTATCTTATTGTTATCAACTTCCATACTTAGTTTTATATCGGCAATTTCATCAATTGCCATCACGATAAAAGGTATTTGGAAGTTTTTTATTTTATTTAACTGTGTTAAGTTTTCAAGTTCATATTGTTCAATTAATTCATACCTGGAATCCATTTCAAAATTTAATTTTCCCAATAATTCTAAAAAGCTTTTATGTTCTTTGCAGAAATAGCAATTTTTAAAATTTTTATAAATACTTAGCCCAACCCTTTTAAAATCAACTAAGCAAAATCCAATATTATTATTAAAATACATTAAACTTTGAATTATAGAATTTTCTATAGTACTTTTGCCGGATCCAACTTCCCCCGATATTAATATATGTTTAGTTTTCTTTAAGTCTGCAATAATTACATTTCCTTCTTTATTTATTCCAAGCATAAAAGGAAGTTCATAGTCTTTTATATCTGCCTGTTTTATATACCTAGATAGGTCATGTTTAGCTTGTAAGTTGATACATGTATTATTCTTAAATCTTATTGTAATAAGTCTTAAATTAGACTTATCATTTGTAATACTGGCAATATGTTTATTATAGTAATGTTCTAATTTATATTTTTGCTTTTCTATCTCCTGAATAGGTATAAAACTATTAAGAATTATATATTCTTCAGCAGCCTCCATGATCTGGACTTTGTTGCCAAACAATTCATTTATAAATTTATTCCTCTTAAATACTCTTAAATGTATTGCGTCCATAAATACATCTAGAATCGATTTGAAAATGAAATAGTTAAATATAAGTATTAAACTTATATAAGGCCATGAATTGAATATAAGATTGTATAAAACATATATTAACGATATACTTGTTATTATAATCAAAACGTATTTTTGATATCTAGATAATCCATGCCTAACACTTAAAATGTTAGACATGGTTTTTTTTATAATTATGAAAGTCAATTTAATTAATTTAAAAAATATTTTAACTATAATTATCAAAATAGTGAATATTGAATCGGTAATTGCATAATATAAATTATCCATTTTCGATTTTTTTCAACTCCTCATATACTTTTTTTGTTACTAAAACATCATTTAAAGCCCTATGGCTTTTTGTTCTTATGCCAAACTTCTTTTTTAATACTTCTAACTTGTGGATTTCTCCGGGCAAAACTTTTCTAGCCAATTCCAAACTACAAATTTTATTACAGTCTTTTAACGGATTGATTATGTTATTTTTATTAAGCCAATATTTTATAAAATTATAATCGAATTCTACATTATGTATAATTATATTGGTATCAGGTACTATATTTAATGATCTGAAAAAATATGTCATTGCAAAGTCAAAAGCTGGCGCGTTAACTATCATTTGATTTGTTATTCCTGTTAAATTTACTATAAAATCACTTAATTTTCCTTTAGTCTTAATTAAACTTGAAAAAGTTGTTATAATTTCGCCATCTACTACATTACAACCGGCTATTTCTGTTATTTCTGCCCCTTCTAAGTATTTTAAACCTGTTGTTTCAATGTCTATAACTGTATATTTATTCATCTTTGCCCTCCTGACAAAATTCACAATGAAAAATGTTTGCTTCAGCATCTTTACATTTATTTTTACATTCTCTATATTTCATAGTAAAAATCATTTTTTCTAGATTGTTTACTTTACAGATATACCCCACCAAATCATCTTCTAAATAACGCGTTTCCTCTTGATGTAGTTCTTGTAAATCTTCATCAAGGATTAAATATTTATCTATCAATTCTTCATACTGTTCTCTTTTCACTTTCAACATGTCTTTATCATTCTTCATAATTATTTTTTACACTCCTTACATAAAATTTTTATCACTGGAACCCCTTTATAATTAGAAGCCAACAACTGCTTATTGCATTTATTACAGTATACATATTTAACCATCTATTTTTATTTTAACCTCTCCACCTTTAACGATTTTTGTCTCAACATCTTTGATCTCTCCTGTTGTCTTATCAATTACATTATTCCCTACTATTGATAAGTTTTTCTTATAATTAATCCAATCAACCTCTGTTTTTACTTTTATATATTCATCTGGACAATTATTTATATCTGGCTTCACTAATACGGTTTTATCTTTACTAATACTAACCTTAGCTGATGGAAATTTAATATTAAATTCTGTCTTTGTCTCTTTCATTTCCTTAATATCAACCTGACTTTCTATATGTGTTAATAAATATTCTTCAGCAAGTTGTATTTTTTCAGCATAATATTGTATTTTTTCGTCATATTCTGCCTTCATTGCCTCAGCTATTTCAATTAATCTTTTGTTTTCTGCCTCAATCTGTTTAAATTCCTGGATACTTTTTTCTATTAAAAAATCTCTTTCATTCATTTTTAAAATCCTCCTATAATATTTTTATTTTATCCTTTTATTAACCATTTTTTACAACTTGACAGTGATTTAAAATCTTCTGTCCAAGCATCTCCAGAGTGATTATCAATCCCAACATATATTTTAATACCGTTATATTCTGAAATGTGATAAAATTTTCCTTGAGGTATTCTTGTTTCGATTATCTCACTTGCTTTTTTTTTATCTATTTTTATTATTGTTTCCATTTTTAAAATCCTCCTCTTTAAATATTGGCGACCTCTTAAAGTCGCTCCAAGTTCCGTTTTCCTGTTCTATGCATGTTAAGCATACAACATTCCAATAACTACAAACCCGACAATCATTTAAATTATATAGTTCTTCCAAACTTTTAGGATCTGGAATCCTAGTTCCATTTCCTAGAACTAACATGACAGGTTACCATGGGCGATAAAATAACATATTCCAAAATAAGAAATTGATTTTCCATCAACCCATAAATTTTTTACTTGTGGTATTGTTTTAAAAGTTAATAAATAAATTCTTAAATCTTTTAGATTATCAAAAGTTTTTTTTGAATCGTCTATGTATAATTCAATTTTCATTTACAACACTTCCATTTCTATAATTTCTAAATCTGCGTTAAAACTACCTTTATTATTCTGTGTGTATGCTTCAGCTTTTTCTCTAGTATTAAATACTGTTTCTATATCTACACCATCATATTGAACATCTACAACTATATACACTGTCATCATACTTTTATCCTTCCACCTTTTGAGAATCCGTCCAATACTTTTACTTTTGTCCGTTTACAACCAGAACATTCAAACTTTTGATACCAGTTATTCGATAAATTATATTTGTTGCCTGTTTCTTTCATTTCTTGACCGCATTTACATTTCATTTTAAAACTCCTTCCAGAGGGTTTCCCCTCCTATTTAGATTCTATATATCCACATAAAATATTATATTCTAGAATTGACAAATCCTTCTTCGAAAGTTTGCCCCATACTTTGTGAATAAGTTCTTTTATTTTACTGTCTTCAATTTTCTTATTTCCTGCTATACTCATAAGTCTTTTTAATTGATCTTCGCTGACAATTCTTAACAAGTTATTTTTTACTTTCTCAGATACTTTGTTGACTTCGATGTATCCGGAAAAATCGCCAAACTTAGTATTATGTTGCAGCAATTCTTCTTTTTTACCCATTTTCGCCTTTTCTGCATTTTCAAGTATTATTTCAATTGGCGATGATTTTTGTGGCTCTAATTCTTCTTTTTTATTCCAGTCATCAATCGAATCTGGATCCGGTTCCGTAGTCAATAGAAGTAAATGTTCTAATATCCGCTTCTGTAAGAATGTATCAGTAGCATTACTACTTTGAGCTGGACTCATAATTTTTGGGTTACAATCTACAATACAACTATCTGATATTGTGAATAATTCTGTTGGTTCGTCTATATTGTAAAGAGTAAAGCAAATTCTTTTTACATTTCCTTCAATGGTTCCATCTGAGAAAATCCCAATTAAACTTAATGAATTAAAGTGTGGTTTTAAGTATAAAAGCATATCATCAAGGGTTCTATAAATATAATTCTTTGCTGATTTATCCTTATTCATTGTGATTCTTTGTTGAAGTTTAAATATTTTTTGGAATATATTCATAATTTTAAAATCTCCTTTTATTTAAATTATTTGGAGGGTTACCCCTCCGTTTTTTACTTCTTAGGTTCTATTACTTGAATTAATTTGTTGTTACCGCATTTTTCATTGTCGCAATAGTAAACATATACTGTATTTCCAAATCTGTCCTCTGTTGTGTGTTTTAATGCCATAAATTTCCCACAACTACATTTAGGTATTTCGTGGTTTACTGCCATAATTTAAATCCCCTTTCAAATTTCAAATATTTACTACTCTCTTAGTATATAACAATAATAGCTTGTTGTCAACAACTTTTTTTTGTTATGTTCTTTTTAAATAGAGAGTCGTATGATTCGCCCGTTACTCTAGTTATAGCCTCGATATCATCAAGATTAAAACGAACCTGGTTAGATATTTTATAATTTAATAGTTGCGGACTCATTTTAATTTGTTTTGCTAGTTCTGGAATACTAAACCCTAAAATATCAAGCATGAATCTAAATGATTTAGAGTCTATTTTATTTTTCATTTTATTGATAACCTCCTTTAAATTCTGTCGTATTTTTACAATCAGGATTGCAACACTTCCAGATATTTGTTGGTTTCAATCTTACTAAGCTCCATTCACAATTCGGGCATCTCTTATCATTTGGTATCGGTTCTTGTTTAGCCATTTTAGTTTTCCCCCATTTTCTTTTTTAATTTTTCAAAACAGACAAAACCCCTTTTAAAAAGGGGATTCTTCGGTCTGTAGTTCTTTGTTGTATTGGTCAATTTCTATTGATTTAAGTTCCTTCTTTGCTTCCCATTCATCTAAGTTCATATTTATTGGACATTCTAAGATTCTTTCATAGTCTGCTTCATCTGCTATATTAGGCTGTGGCACTAAATCCATTAATTCAATTGTATTGATACCATATTCAGCTTTATTTAATAGTGTTTCATTGATAAAGTTTTCGCATTCCACGAAAGTTCCATACTTACCTGTTAATTCTTCGCCGTTCCAATATCCTATAAAATAATTTTCCATTTTCAAATCCCCCTTAAAATATTTACTACTCTCTTAGTATATAACAACAATAGCTTGTTGTCAACAAATATTTATTATTTATTTAGGCAAAAAAAAGGCCTATAAAATGGCCTCTATTCTATCAAAATTAACAGATTCGGTATTATTATCAACTGTTAAATTAACAGTAAATCTAATTGCCTTAATATCTGCCAGCGTTCCTTCTCCTGCCTTAGTAAAGTCAACAAGTGGTATATCAAAACTATTCCATCCGTTATTAATCTGCCATCCGACAAAGTATATATATGATTGGTTATAGTCGTATGGATCCGTTGTAAACAAAGTTGATGAAATGCTTGCTATATTTGACTTATCAGCTGTGTAAAATAAATACTTTAAACTAGTATATTTTGATAAATCTATATTCCCGGTTATATCCATTGAAAAGTAACCAGCTACAGTATTATTTTTTGTAAAGTTTAAACTACCGGATCCCGATTGTTTGTTTGCTTCATCAAGTACTTTATCACAACTATATATATAATCAAAATCAGTTAAAACATCACATTCAGCTAACAATATATCGTTTAACCTACTAAATCCACTATTATTACTTCTCAGGCTTGAGCCTAAGCCTAATTTCATTTTATCGCCCCCAATAATATAATTTTTCTATCAATCCTTCAAGGTTTACTTCTTTTTGATGATCTTTAATAAAGTCTAACCAAACCTTTTGATATTCAGGTGATACTATTTTTATAATTTCTTCATATTGTTTAGGTGGAGCAATCATTGGCTTGTATGTTTTACCAAATATATTACAAATTCCTTTACATATCTCGACGCTACATTCCAACCTATATGATTTTGATTTCATTAAAACAGCATCTTCTCTGTTATCCATGAATCCACATTCAACTAGAACGGCCATCATTTTAGTATCTTTTAAAACCTTAAAATTGGCCCCTTTAACGCCCCTGTTTTTCATTTTCGTACCTTTCATTAACTCAGTATGAATCATCTGAGCTGCCCTGATTCCTTTTCCTGAATTATTAACATAATGATATGTTTCTATTCCACTTGCTAAAGTCTGCCATTTCCCAGTCATCGCATTAAAATGAATAGATACAAATAAGTCACATTTCCCTTTATTTGCAATATTGCAGCGATCATCAAGTGAATTATCGTTCCTTGTTGGACTACAATCCACAATCCCAAATCCATTATATTCTAATTCATCCATTAGATATTCTTTAGTCCAGTGGTTAAATTCATTTTCCTGATATCCGTCCGGCGTCCTCTTTCCCGGAGTTCCTTTTCCGTGGCCATCGTCACAACCAATGACTATTTTTTTTACTTTGTCAGCCAAAATTATCATCTCCTTTATTTTAATTTTGAATTATCTGTAATTTGTTTTATAAATCTTCCAGTTTTATTATCTCTTATTGTTTGATGAACTATATTTCTATGACAATATCTACAAAGAACTGATAAATTAGTTAAATTATTATTTTTTCTATCCTTGTCCTTATGATGAGCCTCTAACTTATTTATATCATCTTCTCCACATAATTCACAAAACATTATTTTATTAGCTAAACAAACTTTTCTACCTACTCGCCCATTAAATTTACTTCGCCCATCTTTATAGTTTGGAGCTAACTTATTAGTTTTTCCATACATAGGGTTATTTTTACCAGCAACATTTGCATGATTTTTACTTATTTTTTCTTTAACTCCTTGCTTATTTACTGGGTTATCAATTAAATTTTTGTGAGTTCTGCAACAACTCAATGAACAATATTTCCCTCCACCTCTTTTTATTTGTGAAGGCTGGACATTAAATTCTTTATTACAATTTAAACATTCTTTTATAACCACATGACCACCTCATAAGGTTATTATATAATTCTATTAGTTGGTGGTCAAGAACTCTATATTATACTTTGTAAATAATTGCTATTATCCCGGTAATAATTACCCCTATAGCTGTAATTTTCTTGATACTCCACTCATTTTTAGATTTTAAAGTACAATTACTTTGTTTGTTTTGACATTCTTCTTTTGTTACTAATCCATCAACTTTTGTATCTATTGATTTTACAGTTTCTAGAATGAATGTTAATATTTGATTATCCATTTTTATCACCTTATCTTATTCTTTTTCCAATGACATATGATTTTGTTTGAACCACCGTATCAGAAACATTAGCGGTATATTGACCCCTTTGCAATGTTACCGTTCCAGTAGCACCTAAAATTTGTATTATTGCCTTTTCTGTTATATTGATTTGTTCGCTTGTTACTCCATAACCTACCCCGGTTGTTAATGCCTCTCTTTTAGCCTGCATCGTGGAGTCGTCCCCGTCTGTAATTGCTCTTGCTGGCCCTTGACATGTTTTATATGTTATTTCTGTACATCCTGTTAATAACCATTTAGTTTTAAAGTCTGGAGTGTTAGACGTTGCATTAATTACCCCGACATTAAATTCAATTTCCCATAATCCGGTCGGCAAAATTAAATATAATTCCGAATCGGATGCATAAGTATCATCATTATTGATAGTCGAAATTGCCTGTTTTACTGCAATAAAAGTATTTTGTCTTTCCAGCTTAAATCCGGGATTATAACTGAACATAAAATCGGTAACAAGCCCAAAACTAGACGTTCCGGCTGCCCCTGTGTATAGATAACCTAAAGCAGTATTGGCGATAGACGTTTCATGTGTTAACTCTTTTAAATATTCCGCATTTCTCTTTATTAGTACTTTGCAGCTATCTCCTGCCTTTTCAAAATATAACTCAACTCTTTCATTTAGTGCTAAGTTAACACTTAATGCTATATTTTGGCTTGTTAATACTCCACCCTCAACAGCATCCAAATATAAAACATTTGCACTTATGTAAGTTTCTATGTAGTTATTGGCATCTACTCTCCAGACAAAGGAATTAGTATATCCAGCTTTTTTGCAATATACTTCCCATTTACTAATAAACGAAGTATATTCTTGACTTCTAACATATAAATCATCCTCATTATTGGCCGGGTTTACTTTCATGAATCCTAATTTACTTATAGCTTCATCTACATATAAAACAATATAATCTGTTGTTATGCCAAAATAATCAATCCAACCAGTAGTTGACCCGGCATATTTTTGAAAAGGATTATAATAATTAGCATAGTCAACATCTTCTCGGCACAACTGACAATATTGGAAGGTAATATATGCATTTTGGGCGTTAATAGTGCTATACCATTGAAAAACTATATAAGTTATAGCATTCCATCCGGCTGGCGCGCCTGTTGTTGTAAAATCAGACTTAGCCGGCCTTTTTACATTCCATCCGGTAACACATGTTGCTGCTGCATAAGTAACATTATAATTATTAGCGTTGTCCGTTCCAAGTTTATAGCTGACAGTACTAACTTTTGTAATATCGGAAATATAAAAAACACATAAAATAATATCATCCGTTGTCGAAGCAAGACCGCTGTTAAAAGTCGCCAAATTTAAAGAAGTTATGTTTTTCCACATGCCAACATAGCTGGCTGTGTTATCACTTTCTAATGTTTTTATAGCATTCTTTCCCATTGTATTATTAACTGTATCATTTGAAAGTGTAGTACTGGTCCAAGCGGTATATTCTGCATAATCCGTAAAATTGTCAACTTCTTTACAATTATTGTGGAAAAAATATTCAAGTATATCATAGGCGTTCAAAGTCTGTGACCTCCAAAATTCATCATCTAATTCCGCTAAAATATCCCATGCAGCCTGTAGATTAACGTCGTTTATTGCCGGCGCGCCACCATTCGCCCATGTAAGAGGTATAAAGTTACCAAATCCAGCCATTTATAACACCTCTTTTTCTTTTGTTGTGACTTGTTTTTCATCGTCTCCGGTTTTTTTAGCTGGCATATAATTTTTATTTACATTTTTTTTATTAAGAAATGTAATGTCAATAGTATATTTAGTTTCTTTTTCCGTACCTTCAACAATTATTTCATTAATTTTATAAAAATTATCTTGATCGCTTAATTCTTTCAGTAAATCCATTAAGAATAAATCAGTATCTTTTTTTGTATATACTTTCACTAATTTAGCCATTATAAACCCCCTTTTAACTTAAAGTTACTGTATATCTTATAAGTAATTCGACCGCACTTGTTTTGGTATAATTCCACAAGACATGTGAAATTAAAGTACCAGTATCTACAGAAGCGGTCGCATTGTTTCCGCAAAATACTCCAAGTTCTTCTATAGTTGTATTACCTTCCCCACTTGTTATATAAAAATCCGTTACTATCTCGCCATATATTGGTGGAGCTGTCAAGCCTCTGGCTATATAAAAACTTCGATAGTATTCAGAACCAAGCAAGGTATCACCAGCAGCAACCGCGGTGTTATCCGTTCCTAATCCTAAATATCGAATATCTATATTTGGTACATATCCGGCCAATATTCCGATCATTTCATCAAGAAGTAAATTAGTAATTATATTTTTGAATTCTTTGATTTTTTTCCCATTCTCAAATATTTCATACTTTCCAATTATTTTTAATTTATCTTTTATCAATCGCTAGCACCCCCCAAAATATTAATAGAATCATTGTTAGGGAATAGTAAATCAGCAGGGAATAACAAATCATCTGGAAATAATAAATCGTCGTATTCTGTAGCCTCATAAACACCAGCATATGATATTGTTTCGTCGATCTCTTCCAATGCGACAATTAATTCCCCTGCTCCTGTTTCAACATACGCCGGCTTGAATTGCTTCTTGAAAAACTCTTCCCATCCTCCAAGAGCTGAACCATCCAAAACTTTATAATGATATACAATATTATTTTCATCAATTTGCGATGAATCCCAGGTTATAGACTCCACCAAAAACATTTCATCTATCCCTAAAACACTATGTTTTAAGCTAAATTGTTCCATGGTATTATATATTTTTTCGTAAAGGTCAAAACTGCAATAGTCGGCCGAATTGCTATATTTATTTAATAATTCCTGTGTAAAAAGCATTGCATCTGGAATAGAATTTAAATTATCATTCTTTACATAATGTTCATAAATTCCAACCGATGCTATTTCAACAGGATTTTTGGCACCGACTAGAATCGGGACCAGTCCATAATAATTAATTTTTATATCAACCCCGATAGCAAGGGCAGCATCCGAATCCGAAGTTGATAAAATATTGCTGTTATAAGTCCAAAGCCATTGAAAATTATCATCAGAATCAATCCCCTTGACTCCCACAGTCTGGTCTACTCCATCAACTTCAATTCTCGGAGTTTTGGCAACCGGAAATTTGACTGTAAAGCTTTTTATAACTCCATCGGCGACCGGTGAAGGTATTTCATTTTCTCTTAAATTAGTTAAAGTCTGGTTACCTCTGGTAAATTGATAATTTCTATAATTGGCAATTGAAGATTTTGACCTAAAATTATAAAATCCAAATGGACTTGTTAAATTATCAAAATTTGTCGTATTTACTACATAACCTATTGAGTGAAAATTTAATAGTTTATCTTTGTCGATATTCCATATGTAGCCATATTCAGCTAATATATCAAGACATTCGTAAATAGTTAAATAGTTGAATATTTGATTTGATAGAGTCGGTAAATTTATTTCTATTGTTCCTTCTCGGATCCCAAAATCATAATCAGTATTTACTATGTTTCCTAAATATCTACTAATTAAATCCTTCACTATATAATCTATTGTTCTATTTTCATAAGCAATTTTGGCCAGCGATCTAGTAGCGATTAAAGAATTATCATCAATTTTTAAATCATATCTTGCCTCGTTTTGAATCTCTTCGTATTTTTCAATATCTGTTATTACCCCACTCCATAGGTGGACATCTAAAGGAGAATAAAGTTCTATTAATTTGTGTTTTGCTATTGTTGCCCCCCTATCATCTGAAATTATACATTGCATTCCAGACTTATAATTTATTCTTTCCTCAACACTCCAGCCCGGTTCCATCTGGATAGCATATTCGCAAATATTATCATTGTCATTATCAATTAATAATTTATATGGCATATTATCCCCTCTTATTCCCTATTGTACTTTGTAATCTTTCAATAACTGGATTCATCATTTTATCTACATCATTTTTATTAAAAAATTTAGGGTTATTAATTACTAATGCGATTTTTTCTTGTAATCTATTACTAGTAGAAGTAGAAAATCCAGTATTTACGCCAGCCATTGAAGGATTTAAACCGCTAATTGACAAAGCATTTGATATATTAGCCATGGCATTTTGTAAGTTTGGTTTATTATCAATAATACCCTTGATAAACATTCTCATTAAATTGGGAGCCCACTTATCAGCAGTTTTTCCCGGCCCTTCTTTCGATGGACTACTAAACCCTAGAAAATCTTTTACCTTTCCAACTGTATTATGTAAAGCCTGACTAAGTGCGCCGGCTTTTGCTGCAATCCCATCAATAAAAGACCCTATTAAATTTTTACCCCAAGTATACGCACTTTTGGCAATTCCCCCAATAATGGAAGATGCTTTTGATTTTAAACTATTAAACTGAGTCGCTGCCCTTCCCGGCAACCCTGCCAACTTAGAAATAAAATTACTAACAAAACTACTAATTTTACTAACTGTATTACTTACAAAGCTTGAAATAACCGATATTGCCGAACTCTTAAAACTATTAAATTTAGATATCGCCCTACTTACAAGACTTGATATATAATTATAGACTCTTCCCGGTAATTTAGCGAACCAATTAATAATCCCATTTATCATATCAGGGATTATGCTATGCCCTACTAAAGTATTATATAAACCTTTGAAAAACTTAACTACAGTAGATACAAAGCCCTTAATAAAACCTACTACAACCCTAAACCCATTATTCCATACAGACATAATATTTTTCCATAAAGTTTTAAATCCATTTACAAACATATTAGCATCAAAAGTTACTAATCCTCTCAATATAGATATTATACTTGTTACTATCCCAATTAAGCCAGCAACAACATTAACCGCATAAGGAACCGCCGATATAATCCCTCTTACTATTCCTAAAAAGATTCCAACCGCGACTACGACAACCGTTCCGATAATAGTCGCAAAATCTTTAAAGATAGGAAGTATCGGAGTTAATGATTGTTTTAATAAAACAAAACTTTCCTTCATTGGACTAAGCCATTTTATTATATCTTTTATAAAATTCACAATAAAAGACATGTCTATGCTTTTCATTTCAATAAATTTATTAAATAACCATTCAAAAACAGTAATTAGTTTATCTTTTATAGTTGTATAAATATCTACAATTTTTCCCTTCCATTCAATAAATCTATTAATTAATTTTGCAGCTTCCTTCTCAGTCAATCCGAATTTTTTTGTTAGTATATCCATGTTAGCTTGATAATCATTTGAAATTATATTTTTAACTATATCTAAGATACTTTTAAAACCATTAAAAATGCCAATTAAATCATTAATTTTTTCTCTCATAACAATTAATTTATTGACAAATTTGGCTGCCTCTTTTTCAGACATGCCTAAATTCTTTTGCAATGTTTCCATAGCCTTAGCATAATCTAGATTCATTACGTTTTTTAAAGCCTCAATTGATACTTTGATAAAATCAAAAGCCTTCTTGACTAATCCTGTCTTTATTGCCATAGTTCCAAATCCGGCAGATAAAACTCCAACATAACCAATCAATAATGATATACCTGCTATAATTCCAATTATTTGAGGAGACAAAACACCAACAACAGTTATAATACTACCTATAGCACCAATTAAAG